ATACCCCCTGCAAGCTGGCGCAAGCTCTCTGAATGGGAGCCTGTTTTTCTGGAAGTTAAGACAGCTAAAGGACGGCTGAGCACTAACCAGAAGGCGGCACACACGCTGCTAAGAGGCGTTGGCTGCATTGTCGAGGTGGTTAGATCCATTGAGGACACGGAAGAGGCACTAAACAAATATATAAAATTGAGAGGTTAAAATGGAAATAGTACCAGACACTGCAAATTTTATCGAAGAACGACGCCAGATGAAAAAAAGATACCCCAATGAACGCCGATTTTTTGCTGCCGACCTGGTAGCCGCAACGGAACAAATCGAGGGATGGACCCATGCGGATTTTATGTCCAATTCGCGTCGGGCGAATTATGTATTAGGCCGTCATCGCATCATGCACATTTGCCGATACGAATTGAATCTAAGCTATTCACAGATTGGACGCCTTTTGGTGCGCGACCACACCACCGTATGCCGTGGCATTGAGCGGTACACAGAAAAGTGCCTGACCCATGACGCAGAAATTGCGAAAAGAGCCTTCATAATCGCTCGTGCTGAGAGCCTTTTTTTAAACATCCCGCTAGACGTAGACGATGCTAACCCATAAAGCTTTTATGATTTGCTGGGACGTTTTCTGTGGCAAAGATGTCACTATCCACAAAAAAGTGCCTGTGCATATTATCGAACTTGTGCATAACGGTTTGGTGCGATTCGAAAACCGTGGTACGAAAATCGCAGTTCTTGGGACAGCAAAGCTTTGCAACACTTTCAAAGCTTTGCATGCAAAGCAAATACCCCATAAAAACTTATTAACGAAAAACCATGAGTGCAAAGCTTTGCAATCAGAGTCTTTGCACTCTGAAACAGTTAACGACTCTTGTCAGTTGGAGACTGTTGGCCCTCTTATTGCCCGGAGTGTAAAACACTCGAACCCCGCATACAGAGCTGTGGTCGATGGCAAGCAGCCACGGCGTGATCCCATGATTGAATACACCAAAAGAATGTCACCGATTGACGTTGCCGACTTCTGGGAAGCCTATGGAAAACTCAGTGATGATGAACAGACCGCCTACCGTCGAAGCTTTGCATCTGCTGCTAGTCGAGGCTAGCGAGACTGAGCGACGGTTGCCCCGTGCTCACCCCAAGCCCAGTGTCACCTACTGGCCTGTGTACCAGCAATCAGAGTGGCTAGCCTATGCGGATGAAACCACAAGACAGAAGCTGGACCCTGCTACTGCAAGACAAATCACCAGGTATGATGAGCTGCTAGAGACTATTGTAGCTTTGAAAACAGAAGAAGATCGTAAGATATTATGGGTGACGGCCAGGATGGCTGCATTCAGAACACGCATACCCTGGTTGAAAATCGGCAAGGTGTTCAGCATTGACAGGCGCACAGCAAAAAGGCGCTACGAGAGCGCCTTGCTGCATTTGTTTTATTCGATGTAGTTGTTCAGCTCCTTTACCATTCGTTCTGGTTAGAGCAGGGGTCTTCACCTGTCTCTATCAAAGTTTCCAGTCTCCATAGCACTTCGCCCCAGTCTCCAGTAAAGCCAATACCGGTGCTGTGCTTGCCGTCCAAAGACTTCACGTCAACATAATGGTCGTCGGCAATTTCGTAGGTCAGTTCGTGCTTTTTGCAAAACCTCCGGAATTGTCCGTACGACGGATCGTAAACACGTTTCTTTTTTGGACGCCTTAGTAAACTATCTAATTCTTCGAACATGGTTCAGCCCTCCTTCACTTCGTAAATGTGCGACACACGTTTTCTTGCCAGCTCGTTAATCCTATCGGTGGAATGATTGTCTTTGATTTTCCCATCGACCCAAGCAACAAAATGATTACCGACTCTTATGAGATAATCAGTGTTTGGCTTGCTGTACCATTCGATGAACTTCTTCAATGACCCGCCTTTATCCACACGACCACCAATCAGATTAAGTCCAAAGTGACGGCCAATTTTACAAAGCTCACTGGTATTAGAGCGCCCTTTCCAATTTGCTGACTTGTTGAAAACCTCACGAAATTTGTTTTCAACCTCTTCAACGGTTCGGCTGCTCAAGTGAGCTAAAGCTGTTGGGCCGCAATTTGGTCTAATAATGTTTTCCATTTTTGCTCTCCTGTGTCGTTGTATAAGTTTAATATGGTAACTAATAGTTACTTTACAAGGGGTCAACAAAAAATAATTTGATTAGCGTACACAAGTTCGCGCTTAACACAGGATACACATATGTACTCAAAACCAAATTTATGAGCTTAATTTCTTTAAGCTGTCATTCCATGACTGCTTATTGGTAACTCCTCTCTGTATACTAACTGGCCGGGCCTTGTGCCCGGCATTTTTCATGGCACCTAAGATTATCATTCAAGCGTCAGCAGTCGTGGCTCTCATAGCCAGCATCACTGGCGGCACGTTGGCTATCGAAGCTCGATATGCAAACCGTGACCTGGTGACCAACCTGGTGAGCTCTAACGCGCAGCAGATTGCATTGGTGCGGATCAGCCTGGCGAAGTCGGCAGGGAATACGCAGCTCGTTGCTGCGCTGTGCTCAGACTTTCAGAAGGTACATAAATGGCTACCAAGGATTTGTAAGTAATGGCAGGTAAGTTGAACAAGACACGGATGCTGAAGGTTTGCGACGAGCTGGCGAAGGGCAAGAGCCTACGCAGTATCTGCGAGAGTGATGACCAGCAGCCACACTGGGTGACGGTGCTGCAAGCAGTTCAAAGAGATGAGGATCTCTATGAGATGTACAGCCGTGCTCGTGCTATTGGCGCAGAAGTATTAGCTGACGAGATGCACGACCTTGCCAGGCAACCTCTCGATGCCGTTGATCCGAAGTTTGCTAACGCTGAGGTGCAACGCCGCAGGGTAGAGATTGACACCCTCAAGTGGACCTTTGCCAGGATGCAGCCAAGAGGCGTCCGACATAAGAAGGAAGACGTGGACAATGGTGAGATCACGCTGAGCTGGGGTGGTGGTGATGAGCAGGTAAGCACTGAAGCACAGACTAAAGCTGCGAAGGTATTGAAACTGGTGACAAGCAAGGAGAGCTAACATGCCAATGGTGAGAACCAAGCGAGGTGTTAAGAAGTATCCGTATACTGCGAAGGGTAAAGCTGCGGCGAAGAAGGCAAAGAAGAAGGCGAAGAAGAAGTAGGTAGGTGGGTGGTTGGACTGTGTGTGTGTAAGGCACGGACAGCTTATCACTTCGCGCGTGAGATAATGCAAGTGATAACCATTCTCAATGGTATACCCCCAAAGGTTTTTGATTTTTGTTTCCCGGTTGTTTCCCGATCGGCTGAACGTCAAGCATACTGCGTGGCACAGCCTGGTAAATGAAGAGAACACCTTTACTTTGAGATACTTTTTTTCCTGAGCGGACCCCCCATACCCCCCAGAAATCGCCCGCCGTTTCTATAACGTATAAATACACATAAGCAATGGAGCCTCACACACTTAGTCAGTCACCGCCCATGATCTATTACGCCTACACCATGCCCACACCAGATAACAGGACCAGCCTTGTGGTTATCCTAGAGGGCTTCCACAGCGCAGATGAGGCCCAGGCATGGCTGCATGAGGTCATGGCTGACTATGAGGATGGTGCCTCTGCAATGCCGCCTAAAGGAGTTCTACATTGACTGATCAGCCCACGACCAAGACAAACTGCGAAATATGCGGCGATGAAATCTGCGCCAGTTGCGGTGACCACACGGTTGATTGCCAGTGTGATGAAGAGCTCTTCGTAGCGAAGCTCAAGCGAGGCTGTGCGTGTAACAGTGAGTAATCACCCTATTCAGTGGCTGGAGCGATCAATCTGGACCCCTGATCAGTGTGACGAAGTCATCCGCACATTAGATGCGCTTAAATCTGACAAGGCAGCGGTTATGGGTGGCAAACCGGGTCGCTCCAAGGCACGTAATTGCAACATTACCTGGGTGCCGAAAGAACACCAATACGGCTGGATATATGAGGATATAGAGCGGGTTTTCAACGAAGCTGCTGATTTCTTTATGTTTGATATACAGTCTGTCCAGCAGTTGCAGTACACCACGTATTATCCGTTCAATTACTACAAAAAGCATACAGATAACGGTCACAGTGAAGTCGGCGTTCAGACACGCAAACTGTCGATGTCTGTAAACCTATCACCGCCTTTATCGTATGCGGGTGGTCGCTTGAGAATATGGGCGCAGACCGGGCGCAAGACAACGAAGGCGCAAGGCACAGCGACTGTATTCCCATCATTTCTGTGGCACCAGGCGAATACTGTATGGCACGGCACACGAAAAGCTTTAGTTGCATGGGCGATTGATGAAGAGGGTTTCACCTAATGACTGAGATCGTCATTCCGTACACGCCCAGGCCATTACAGGCGCATTTGCATGAGCAACTCGATAAGCACCGCTGGGCGGTTGTGGTCTGCCATCGCAGGTTCGGCAAAACGGTAGCAGCGATTAATCACCTGCTTAGACACGCCATCTTATGTGACAAGCCCAATGCACGGGTCGCTTATATCGCGCCCACCTATCGACAGGCCAAATCGGTTGCCTGGGATTACTTAAAACAATTCGCTGGGAAAATACCAGGCGCAAGGTTTCACGAGACTGAACTCCGCTGCGACTTGCCAAACGGGTCACGCATACAGTTGTTGGGGGCGGAGACGCCGGACAGTTTACGGGGAATATACCTCGACTTTGCCTGTATGGATGAAGTCGCAGACATGCCGGAGACTTTGTTTCCAGAAATTATCCGTCCGGCTCTGTCTGACCGTAAGGGTTCTGCCCTATTCATAGGGACGCCTAGAGGTCACAACGCATTCTTTGATCTGTATGAAGCGGCACAGAACGACAAGGATTGGTACACGGCCGTATTTAAGGCGAGTGAAACCGGGATTGTGGATGCTGAAGAGCTGGAAGCAGCCCGTACCATGATGTCGCAGGATCAGTTCGATCAGGAATTTGAATGTAGTTGGGTCGCTAATGTCCCAGGGGCGATCTATGGCAAAGAAATGCAGAAGGCTATGGAAGATGGCCGCATTACCGATGTCCCGGTTGATGTCGGTCACAGGGTTGATACTTACTGGGATTTGGGGATTGGCGACAGCACCGCTATTTGGTTTGCACAAAGCCTTCGCGGAGGCCGTATTAACATTGTTGATTACTATGAAGCGCGCAATGAGGGGCTTCCCCACTACTGTGAAATACTATCACGCAAAGGCTATCTGTATGGCGATCACAATGCGCCTCACGATATCGAGGTGCGTGAACTTGGAACAGGCAAATCTAGGCGCGAAATCGCGTGGGATCTTGGATTAAATTTTAGGGTCGTACCTAAGTTGCCCGTTGAAGACGGTATTCATGCGGCACAGCTTATTATGAGCAAGTGCTGGTTCGACCTGACGAACTGCAAGCACGGCATTGAGTGCTTACGGCAATACCACCGTGCATACAATCCGAAGACACGCGCATTTAGATTGTCGCCTGTCCACGACTTCTCAAGTCATGCAGCCGATGCATTTCGGTATCTGGCTATCGGTATTAAAGAAATGAATCATTTTGAAAACGCGCCACAGGCTTTTGCGGACAGCAGCTACAATCCGCTAGGCCAGCATTTAGGAGCCTGATATGGGTTTTATGAAACCACCGCCTCCCCCACCGATTCCACCCGTACCTCCACCGCCAGCCGTCGAACCTGCTGACCCATACTTTGAGGAGCAATTACGGAAGCAGGAAAAAAAACGGTTTGGTCGTAAAGATACCATCGTGACCGGGCCGCAGGGTCTGTTGGCTGATGAAGAAATTATGCGCCCTTCACTGCTCGCTGAGTACGGCAAGAAGGCAGACTGATGGGTTTTGGTACTCCCGGCCAAGCTCCTGATTATAGGGGATACTACACACCAGAAAGTCGGCAGCTTGACCCTAACAGTCAGGATTGGACAAATTTAATACCCGGCGCGACCCCATACGAAATGTTGGAGTTTCAACTTGTTGATGATCCATATTTCAGAGGTGACCCCTCAGAGGAAACTGTTGATCAATATTGGACGGCAGGGGTCAAGCAATCCCAAGATCAAAAATACTGGCAACCAAACGAAGGTGACGATCAGGACGACAACCTCTATTACAACGAGCAAGCCTATTTTGCAGACGTTTTCAATCAAGGAGGTGGAGACTTTGGGCAGGGGTATTATATTGATCGGTTTGAAAACGAGGTCAACGAAGAGGGTGATTTTACAGGATATACTTATTATTTAGCGCAGCAGGAAGGCTACGAGGCATTAGCGCCGGATTATTCGGCGTATGATCCAGCG